CACAACGGCCAATGTACCAATGGAAGAACAGCTCTCCATCCTCGGCCAGCTGCAAGCGACCATGTCCGGCAGCGAGGCAGGCACCAAGTACCGCGCGTTTCTGCGAACCGCCGCGCAGGCCGGTAAAGAATTAGGGCTATCATTTGTTGATACGAACAATCAGCTGCTTTCTATGCCGGAGATCCTCGGCAGGCTCAAATCAAAATATGGGGAAACGCTGGATGCCATAGAAAAGCAGAAGATTCAAACAGCGTTCGGGTCGGATGAAGCGGTCTCCCTTATTGATTTGATGTACTCCAAAACGGGTGATCTGCAAAAGAATATCCTTACCATGTATGACGCGATGGGACAAGGCAGCAGCCTGACGCGCCAGATGGCCGAGGAGATCAACAAAACCGACGGTCAAAAATATTTAGCTTTAAAGCAGCAGCTGCATAATGTCACCGAAGAAATTGGCAAAAGTCTTTTGCCTAACGCCAACCAGCTTATGAGCATGGGCCGGGACGGATTGACCAGAGTGAACGAATGGATTCAAGGTAACCAGGAGCTGGTCAAGGTCATTATGACGGTGCTTCTAGTGCTTGGCTCCGTCCTCACAGTGGGAGGCAGCACCATCGCCGTTATAGGTGGTGTCGCGCTGGTATTTACGAAAACGGCTGGCATTTTGGGAGGATTCAAAACTGCATTATTGAAAGTGCCTGGACTTCTGACTGACTTGCATATAAAAGCCCTTTATGCTGGTGACGGTTTGAATATGGCTTTTGGCAAAGTCAGATCAGTGGCAAGTGGAGCCGCAACAGGCATCGGGAATGCCGCCGGAGCCGTTGGAAGATTTGCAAAAGAAACCGCTGTCGCGGCGGCTGGAGGGGCGAAGAGATTCGCGGTAAGTCTTGCGGGTATGGCAAGACAAGCGGTTACTACTGCTACCACAGCTTTACCGGGTCTGATTACTTCCGTATGGGGCTTTACTGCTGCACTGTTGGCGAACCCGGTCACGTGGATTGTGATTGGTATTGTCGCTCTGATTGCGGTAATTATCCTGCTTCGGCAAAATTGGGAGCAGGTAAGCGCATTCCTTACCAGCGTTTGGAACAATGTGGTTTCCGGCGTGGGTGCAGGTATTGAAAACATCAAGAACGGTATTGGTGCCATTCCCGGATGGATTCAGGGAAAGCTTGCCGCCTTCGGGGAATCCGGCAAAAAGGTCATTGAGACTTTTGTTGGTGGCATCAAAAGCGCGGCCAGCCAGCCGGTTGAAGCAGTCAAAAGTATTTTCGGCAAGGTCAGGCAGCTGCTCCCCTTCTCCGATGCGAAAGAAGGCCCCTTCTCTCACCTAACATTGAATGGCCGTCGCATTATGGAAACCGTGACGACCGGTATCAATCAGACTTCCGATCTGCCTTCTGATGCGGTCGATAAGTCGTTCGGTAAGGTTGATTTCTCAGCCAGCAAGCAGCCGATCAAAAAGGTATCTTTCAGCAGCGAAAAGAAAGAAACCTCCGAGACGGCCACCACGACCAAAGAAAAAGCAGTTATTATCCAGAAGCTCATTTTTCAGGTGGGTATTGATAAGCTCAAGGAGCTTCCGCAATTGTTCGCCCTAATAAAAGAGCTCGAAGACTACATCAATTCTAACGGCGATTCGGGAGATGAAGACCCGACTCCCGAACCGGCATAACAGGCAGGAGGGATAGCCTTGATCTTTATGGATGACAGCACGGTAAAAGTTGGCGGGACTGTCCTTCCTGGCCTCTTTAAGAGTCTGGAAATCAAAAGCGACGCCAAGATCGACGAAGAAACGGTACAGGGCAGCACATCCAAACCCAAGCAGGCTACCGGTTATGAGGATGCCAAGCTCACCTTGGAGCTGGTACTTGAGGACAGCCCGACCGAAACAAAAGAGCAAAAGCTCACAAAGATTCAAAACCTTTTCAGAGCACCGACGCAGGGCATACCTGTAGTACATGAGATCGTCAATGTTCATACCTCCCTGCGGGGAATCAAAAAGGTGCTGTTCAAGTCGCTCACCACAAAAGAACAGAACACCAAAGTCAGCGAAATTACCGCAAGCTTGGAATTTTGGGAGTACGTGCCGACAACAATCACGGCCACGAAGGCGGGCAGCACCGCGAAGACCAGCAGCTCCAGCGGTTCCACGGGAACAACAGCTCTTAGCGCTGAATACCAGAGTTATTTGAAAGCCGATCGAGGCAAAGCGCCCAAGGCTACAACTAAGACGGCCAGCAGCCCGGCCAAGGATACGGTGACCGGGGCCGCAGCGAAAAGCAAGCTTGCACAAATGCCCTATTGAGGTGAAGCAATGTCACAAACTGTAGAACTGTTTTCCCCGAAGTTGTCGGTCTCCATCGGCGGCTATACCTTCTCAAAAGGAATTGAAGTGGAATCTTATTCCGCCCAAACATCCTATTTTGATTGGTCTAAGATTCGCTTCACAGAAGAGTTTCAGCCCAAGGTTAGCTTTGCTGCCGGAGATATAGCACAAATTTCTTTAGGGTACAATGGGGAACTGGAAGCCGTTTTTCAGGGGTATGTCTCGAAAGGATATAACGCAGGTAGCAGCCTGAATGAAATCCTCCTGAAAGACGATATGCTAAAGCTGGAGCGTACCAACATCACCGAAACGTTTTTGAACGCAACGCCGCAGGAGATCATTTCTTTCGCTCTGTCTAAGGCGGGCATTTCCTCTTTCGCGCTGTCACAAACAAGCTACCCGATAAAAATCTTTCCGGTATCAAAAAAGAGCGTGATCGCCCTTCTGCAAGAGATCAATAGCGTTTGGGGCATTAGCATCAAGTTCTTTTTTCGCGGCGGGCGGTTTTATTGGGGTACAGCCCCGGCCCAGAAAAGCGTTTATGAATTCGCCTATGCTCAGAACATCATTGACCTGACCCGGGAATCCGGAGCGTGGAAGCTCGTTACCGTATCCGTTCCGTTTATCCATCACTCAGATATTATTCGGGTCAATCATCCAAGTGTGACCGGAGAGTTTGAGGTCAGTAAAGTCGTTTTCACAACGGACACCACCGGATTCATTCGGACGTATCTTTATTTTTAGGATTTTTAGGAGGCAGCAGCATGGTAGATGCGGTTATGAAAACAGGTATTAATAGAGTGCTGAGAGAGTCCTTTCCCCACCTGCTCCAGCCCGCCTTTGTTTACGCACGGATAACAAAAGCACAAAACGAGAGCGTACCTTACACTTACAATCTCAAAATTCTTGACAAATTCGGGAACGTAGACAGCAGCTTTCCAGAGATTCCGGCGGTGCGATCTCGCATTCATGCTGAAAAAGGCGATACTGTCGCCGTCGCTCTCCTTTATGGTAAGCTGAATCCCTTCATTGTTGGGGTGATGAGCTGATGGCCGTACTTACTGACGCCGACATTCGTTTGAATGATGTATGGCAACTCACGCAGGCAACCAACGGGGACGCGCCGATCGTGTCCGGTTTAGACTGTGTTTATCAGGACATTCGCCTTGAGGCTCTTTCGCAGGAGGGGGAACTTTTCTATGATTCTGCTTGGGGCTGGTCACTGTTGGACTTTGTGCAGAGCGAAGACGACGAGCTGCTCCGGCTTGAAATTCAATCGCGTATCAAAGAAAAACTTTCTCGCCGGTCTGAAATAGACGTGGAAAGCATTTCGACTGTAGTCGATTTCAACGACGATACGCTGAACGTGCATGTAACGTTCCAATTTGTCGATGAATCTCAATCCCGCTCGCTGGATATAGTCGTCGACCGGGTTAGCGTGGAGGTGATCAGTAGTGATTGATGATGATATTTTAGACAGCGTTCTTCCCGAGCCAGACTTGGAAACGCTCAAAGAAGAGACTGTCCAGCAACTTCAAGAGGAAGGCTTCGCTGTTACAAACTTTCAGTCGGGCGGGGTATTCTACACACTTCTCATGATCGTGTTCCGGATTTACATTGAGCTGGTGGGGCTGCTTCGCACGGTATTGTCTAACATGGTTGTATCAAATGCAAACGGCACATGGCTGGAGCTGAAAGCGGCTGACTTTGCCAAGAAGCGCAAAGCGGCAATTAAGACTCAGGGCAAAGTAACCCTTTCCCGGGAGACCCCGGGCGAGGCCGTGACGATTCCAAAGGGGCAGGTATTCAAGACAACCAAGGACATCAACGGCGATGAATTAAGGTATTTTTCTTTGGCCGATACCATCCTCAAGAAAGATTCCCTCAGCGTCGAGGTGCTGGTTGAAGCCGAAATTGAGGGCTCTCGTTACAACGTTCCACAGGGCCAGATCATCAACAGCCTGACCCATATTGAGGGTGTCGACACCATCACAAACGGTGCCGAATGGATTACCACAGAAGGAAGTGACATTGAAGAGCTTGAAAGCCTGCGCTCCCGGGTGCTGAATTCATGGGCCGAGCTCTCCACCTTGCCGATCGCGGACAAATATAAGAACGTCTGTGAAGCAGTTCCGGGGGTGCTGTTCGTTCGTGTGGACGACCAGCACCCGCGCGGGCAGGGTACAGTTGATATTATTGTAACCGGCACGGCGGGCGAAGCTACCGAGGGGCTGATTGCACTTGTTCAGGCCGCAGCGGACGCGATCAAAGGCCCTTATGATGACGTGCTGGTGAAAAGCTCTATTACAGTGGCCCAGGCGATCAGCGTAACCGTTACGGTGTCAGCCTCCATTGATACCGACGGACTGGAGGACAGAGTAACTTCCGCACTCACTGATCTTCTCAAAATCCAGAAGAACCGCAACCTGAACGAGCTGACTATAGCTGACATTATCTTCACTGTCAAAAGCAAGGTGTCGGAGATTCAAAACGTTAAAGTCACAGCGCCCGCAGAGGATGTGCTCCTCGAAAGCGATAAGATCGTGATCGCCGGGGAAATCACTGTGACCGTTCAGAAAGTGTGATGGCCATGTTTGATAATTTCGGGGACTATATGTATTCGCTGCTCTTTACCCCCCTGCGCAAAGTCAAAAGGTCTGTCAATCAGTTCTATGTTTTTTTTAAGGTGATCGGCCAGCTCTTCGACCGGGTCAAGAAGGACATTTTCCGAGTGCGTGAAGAGTCTATGATTATCTCCGCGAGTGAGGCGTTTCTGTCGCTTCATGGCAAAGATCGGGACATGCCCAGGCTAAAAGGCGAGAGCATAGAAGGGTACCGGCGACGGCTCTCCATGAAGGGCATCATCGCGGAGAGGGCCGGAACCAACGAGGGACTGATCTTATCTGTGAAGGCCCTTGGATATGAAAAGGTTAGAGTAGAACCGATGTACCTCACAGACCCGGCCAAATGGGCCGAAGCAACCCTATGGATTAGCGGCGGGGATTTTATTGTCACTGATCGCCAGGTTATCCTCAATGAGATCAACAAGGTGAAACCGGCCTCTGCCAAAATCACTTTGGCACAAGAGCAGGTGTACGACTGTAAAATCTATTGGGGTGGAGCTCTGGAAGTAGGAAGAATAAGAGAATTTAGGCAGGTGTAATTATGGCGTTCGGAAATTTTGTACTAACCAATTTTGGACAGACCCAGCTTGTGAAAGCACACAAAGGTAAAACAGTTCACTTCTCTCGGATGGCTTTAGGTGATGGAGATATCGGCAGCTCCTCGGTCTATGATGTCACCGCGCTGAAATCCGAAAAGCTTTCTTTGCTGATTGATGATGTATCTATTACGGAGGATGCAGCCCGCATAACGGTTATGCTGTCGAGTGCTCTTGTGGATACCGGATTCAACCTACGCGAAATGGCTCTTATGGCTATTGACCCGGACACGAGCCAAGAGGCTGTATATGCCTATAACCGGGACAACAGCGCCGGTGAATATATACCGGACAAGAACTCCTCCACAACGCTGCGGGAATACCTGCGGGTAAACTGCAATGTCGAAGGAGTCCAAACGATCACTTTTGCGCCCAGTGGGAACCCGCTGTTTATTACTCGTGAAGAACTAGAAAACGAAGTCAGCAGCCAGATCAGCAATCAAAAAGGCGTTGCTGGAGGTTTGGCACTCTATGATGACCTGAAAGCCTTTATGAACTCAAAGGGCGCTGTTCATGGCCTGGCCGAGTTCGATGTCCTGAACAGCCATGTCACAGACACCACCGCCCACATCACCGCCGCCGAGCACGAGGCCCTGAATGCTGCTGTGCAGTCCGCAACCATCGGCAGCACCGCGGTGACTAAAAGCGGAACAACATTGCAACTGCCTGCATATCCTACGGCGCTGCCAGCCAACGGCGGCACTGCGGCGGACGCCACGGCAATTACCAGCGCTCTCACGATCTCCACGGCCGCGCCTACGTCCACGCTGCGCACCGGTACGCTGTGGGGGGTGTATGGATAATGCCGGAGCTTTGGACGCCGTCGGGCGGCGTGAACCGCAAACTCAAAGAGCTATACACTCCATTCGGCGGTGTAAATCGGAAATTGAAAGAATTGTATGCAGTCAGCGGCGGCGTGAACCGGAAGATTTTTAGCGGCGGCGTGGAATATACAATTACTGGACAATATTACCCATCCAACGATTGGGCGTATCCTTGGGCAAACATCGGTGGCAATGGGGCGATACAGTTGGGGCAAAGCTTCCGAAATTATAGTTACTATTGGACGACGTTGCAGCTTGAGGTCAATTTTGGTGAGGCAATCCCCGTCGCTTCAGGTACTCAAATATTATCAATATCTGGGGAAGTATTTAATGAAAACGGCAGATACAATATGGAAAACGATGATGGATACCCTCCTAAAACAGGATTATTTGTCGGATTAAATGTTGCGCCTAGCATAAGTGTGATTGATACGTCGGCGCTTACAAGAATTCTTGCTCCGAATTTTCCGCGCCTCGGAAGCATAAGCTCAATACCGTTTAATAACATCCTTTATAACGCTCCATCGAATTTGTCTCTAACAAAACTGTGTCTAAGACTGCAAGCAGAAAGCGGCGGTCTGAATAATGACTGGTGGGACTTAAAACTAACTTTACCATCCGGCGGGCTTAAAATCTTAGGCCAGCCAATCACAGCGGGGCCAACGGGATATTTACAAATATAAGGAGGTACACACATGTCACAACAAATCATTTTCTCGGACGGTACGACACTTGACGTCGCCAAAATCGACGGCCAGTCCACCTATCATCAAGGCGCACAGCGGGACAGCTTGGAGATACAGGTTGCCAAGGGCACTATCTCTTTTGATACCCTCGACGCGCTGACCGCAGACAGCTCCAAAACTGACCGCTTGACCATCGTTACGCAGGAGGGCGACCAGCAGATGCAGGCCGTATACAATCACTATGTTATTCGCGCTGCGCTGGCGCTCAAATCCGTAGAGATACCGGCCACGGAAGATACGGCGGCAGTCACAGAGGACAGGCTTTGCGTCACGATGGCGCAACTCACTTATGCAGAGATTCAACAAGCGGCGCAGGCGGCTGCAATCGCCGACATGCAGGCCGCTATTACCGCATTAGCATTCGGGGGTGAGGCATAATGAATATCTTGCTTAAAATTGCCTGCCAGGTAATTGCCCGCAGGAGTACAAGCGGAGAGGCTTTTGAGGATATAATTAAGGACTACCCGCGCATGACGACAGAGCAGATCGGCGAGATCAGAGAGGAGTTGGAAATCAATGAGTAA